GCTGACTATGCCCAATTGGTACATGAGTGCGCTTGTCATGGCATTGATCGTATATTTTTGGCTGTGCTATTTGGAGGTCAAGAGTTCCTTACCTTTGAGTTCAATATTGCTCAAGCTGAAAAAGATGAGCTGGTTCAAAAGATGGCAAAGCTCTGGGCGTTCTGTAAAACCGACACACTCCCGCCAGCCGAAAGCATCGAGCAAACCAAGCTAATCTATCCAACCAGCAACGAGGATGCTCTAGTTGCTACTCAGCAGATGGAGATAGCCGTAGCGCAGCTCAAGCAATACAAAGCCAGCATTAAGGCGCTAGAGGATCAAGCCGAAGCCGTAGAGGTATTGATCCGTAATGCAATGGGTGAGCGTGGCAGCATCGCTACTTACTCAGGTGAAACGCTGGTTACTTGGAGGGCTAGCAAAGCCAGCAAGCGCTTTTCTACTGATCTATTTAAACAGGCTATGCCCGATATTTACGAGAAGTTCGTGATCGAGCAGCCAGGATCTCGGAGGTTCTTAGTCAAATGAATACGATTGATATAGCAGTATGGGTAATGGCAGCCACCTCTGTCATTGATTTAGTCCTAACTTTAGCGGAGATGATGACATGAGTAATATCGTGAGTTTTAATGAGATGGATCAAATGGCGGGTGCAATCGCACAATCAGGGCTATTTGGTATGAAGGATAAGAATAGCGTGCTGGCGTTAATGGCAGTAGCCCAAGCAGAGGGTTTACATCCAGCCACAGCAGCTCGTGACTTTCATATTATCCAGGGCAGACCAGCATTAAAAGCCGATGCGATGCTGGCTCGTTTTCAAAATGCTGGTGGTAAAGTTGATTGGAAGGATTACACCGATGAAAAAGTTACAGGCTTATTTAGTCACCCCAACGGTGGAGAGCTTGCCGTTACCTGGACAATTGAACAGGCAACCAGGATCGGGCTTGTCAAACCAGGTTCGGGCTGGCAGAAGTTCCCCAGAGCAATGCTTAGATCCCGATGCATTTCAGAAGGCATACGAAGCGTGTTTCCTGGCTCAGTTACAGGGTTCTACTCTCCTGAAGAAGTGGCAGACTTTGAACCAGCAAAGCATGATAAGACGATCACAATTGATGAAATCAAAAGCGATGAAATAACAGTCGATGCTGGTAGCGGGGAGGTTACATTTACATCCCCAAAGTCAAATATTGGTGGCTTGATCCATAAGCTGCCACTCTACATTCCAGACAACCCAGAGCCATACGCAACCTATTTAAACCTGGAAGATTGGGTCAATGGCTTTGTCGATCTGTACGCCAAGATCAAGAACTCAAAGCTTGACATAAGAGAGAAAACCCAAAAGTACAACCGATTACGCAGCGCCAATGATGCCTTTACTAAGACCTGGAATGGTAATCAGATGGCAAAGTTTTTATCCAAGATAGCTGAACAAGGAGGATTAAATGGCTAATGGACATATCGCCCAGATGGGCAAAGGTGTGTTGTTTCAGAACACAGATCGCAAGCACGAGAAGTCACCTGATTGGAAAGGCACGATCCTTCTCTCAGAGGATTACAAGGCTGGTCAAACACTCAAGATTGCTGGCTGGACTAAGAACACCCCAAAAGGGCAGTTGATTAGTTTGTCAGAGGATAACTGGAAACCCCAGAATACTGCGCAATATCCGAAAGAAGTAAACCGAGTTGATGATGGTGAAGTACCCTTTTAAGGAGATGAGCATGAAAAAAGCAATTGCAATTGTTTTGTTATCCATGATGTCGTTAAGTGTATCAGCCCAGGTGAAGTGTGTGCCTGATGGTAAAGGTGGAATGTGCTGTTGGGATGTTGGCACACAAGGACCATTTAGACCTATCGGCTGCTGATGATTCGATTAGACCTACCTTACCCGCCATCGATTAATAATTATTGGATCGCTAGTGGGCATCGTAGGTTTATCAGCAAGCGGGGTCAAGAGTTTCGCCAGGCAGTTTGGATTGAATGTTTACAACGGAGAGTACCGAAATTGGGTTCACAGTCGCTTATGGTTCACATTATTTTGCAGCCAAGAAACAAGAAGCTGATGGATATTGATAACTGCGCCAAAGCGATTCTCGATAGCCTAGAACACGCTGGCATCTTTAACTCGGATGTTCAAGTGCAAAAGCTATTGATTGAGCGAGGTGAGCAAGTCAAAGGCGGTGGCTGCCAGGTGATGATTGAAGTAATCCCCTCTAGCTCAGAGGAGAATCCGCAAGGATAGTTAGGTAAGGTGCGCCAGCCATCTTTTTGAGCAAGCTGGCATCTAACGGGGAGATAGATATGTGGTTTAGGAAAAAAGTAACTTATGAAATTGTGCGGTTTTTACCGAATGGCAAATTATTAATAAGGGTTATACCCGATCATTTATGAAAACCAAGCCATTTAATCAAGCGCTACACGACCAATGCGATCCGCATACTCGTAATGCGGTGATTAAATACTTAAAGAATGTCTGGTGTGTTGATGCAATACAAAACCCAGATCAATATGCCGTTGATTTAATTGGATTTAAGGACTGGTTACCGTACTGTTATGTGGAAGTGGAGAATCGTTACTGGGGTAGGCAATTACATTATTGTCCGTATTCTACTATCCATGTTCCATATCGGAAGGCAAAGCTATTTAACAATAATCTACCGACTTTTATGTTTGTGGTTAATCACTACATGGAAAATGCGTATTGGATTAATGCGGAAAAGATCAAGGCTGCGCCAGTCATTGAGGTCAAAAACACAGCGGTAGCAAGCGATGAGTATTTTTATGATGTACCGAAAGAAGAATGGAATTTAATTAACCTAGAGGATCTTTTTTAATGACTAAATTATTTGTAGCAACACCGATGTATGGTGGAATGTGCGCTGGTTATTACACGCAATCCATTATTCAACTAATGACCACTTGCCAGGCTAATGGTGTGGATGTGCATTTTAGCTTTATGTTTAATGAGAGCTTGATTACCAGAGCCAGAAACTCCCTGGCATTAACCTTTTTGAAAACAGAATGTACCCATCTCATGTTTATTGATTCAGACATTCGTTTTCGTGCAGAGGATGTGATTCACATGATTCGGGCTGACAAGGATGTTCTATGCGGGATCTACCCTAAGAAAGAAATTAACTGGTTTACGGTTAAAGCTGCAATGGATCGTGGTGTGCCATTCGATCAGCTCAAGAGCCATACGGGTAGCTTTGTGGTGAACCTGGTGGACTATGCGGGCGAGGTGACTGTACCGATGGGTATGCCTGTTGAGATATTTAATGGCGGTACGGGCTTTATGCTGATTAAGCGAGAGGTCTTTGAAAAGATGGGAGAGGTAGTACCAAGCTACTCTAATGATGTGATTGATCTGTCTGGCATGATGAAACAGTCTGAACCAATCAAGGAGTTCTTTACGACTTCAATTGAGCCTGGCACAAACCGATTGCTTTCCGAGGATTACCATTTTTGCCGTACTTGGCGGGAAATGGGTGGCAAGGTGTACGCAGCGCCTTGGTGTCAATTAGCCCATATCGGCACTTATGCTTTTGAAGGTCAACTATTACAGTCGGAGTAATCATGGAAATTCAAGACATTCGCTTAGAAGTAAACCCTGGCAATCCCATTCCTCATTATCAGCAAAAGCATAAGCTCTATGACCGCTTCTTGCCGTTCTTAGGTAAGTACATTGATGGCACAGTCATTGATGTCGGTGCGAACTGCGGATTACTCATGGCATCCATGATGGCAAACAATCCCGCACTATCCTTTGTTTGCATCGAAGCCGAGGAAAACATCTTTAAGTATCTTGCCCGTAACTATGACCATGTGCGCCAGGTGTTTCCAGAGAACAAGGTGCAGCTCGTTAAAGGCAAGGTAGGCACAGTCGGTATTCCGTTAGATACAGTCATTCGGGAGTATGAGGTGGATGATCTGTCGCTCATTAAGATTGATACCGATGGCTACGACTGGGATGTGATTGCCAGCTGCTCGTTTGAAAAGAAGCCGTTAATTTACTATGAAGCAGACTTTAGGACACCAGAGCAGTATTATAAGTTTTCTAAGATTCCCATTGAGCTACTAGCTAAAGGCTACAGTCAATTCTATGTCTTTGATAATTATGGGGAATTTGTAACGCAGACCAACGATCCTGAACAGATGTTGCATTTAATGAACTACATTTGGCGTATGAAGCAAGGTCATAGCGATACAACAATCTGGTACTTTGACATTCTGGTTGCAACACCAGAGCAAGAAAAACTGTGCAATCAGGTCGTTAGCGACTACTGCGCTTCTTCCTTCGCTTTGCCGTCTTAGCGGATTGTCGAAATGCTTTTGCGGTTGGCGCACCTTTACTCCCAGGCTTTCTCATACGCTCGCCTGAGCCTTTACGGATGCGCTCTCTCTTTTTATGGATATTTGCATAAAGTCCAGCTTTCATCTACACCCCCATCTCCGTCTAGCTGCTTTTCCCCGTTCACCCTTCCATTTACGGGATCTGGCACAAAATGAACGATGCCTTGGTCCTGATTTTTGGGGTGCTTTTAATTTGCTACCAGTTGCTCGATTGTATTTTGCCCTACCCTTGGCGGTTAGTCCACCACCTTTGGATACGGACAGTTTTTCGCCACGACCAACAGATAGATTAGGACCTTTTTTGCGAGCCATTGTTATCTACTTTTTCTGCGCTTTGATTTTCTTGCTGACGATAGGCTTGCTGCTACTGCTTGTTTTTGCGGGTAACCTTCTCGCATCATTTTTCGAATATTTTTGGAAACAGTTGCTTTACTTGCACCTTTTTTGAGTGGCATTACGCAATCTCCTTACCTGATTTTAGGTCTGCTAAAGTTAAACCGCCTGTGTACTGGAAGTGCGCTAACTCCTTAAACGAGTGCCACCGACCAGCCCACTCCAATCCCGCTTGTTCGCCTAACTCGCCAATTGTTTGCCAAATAGGATCAGATCCATCCCAATTGGGCTTGCCATTAACGAGAGGAACAACATCAACAGCACAGCGATAATTGTGCCAAGATTCTCCTGGCTTGGCGTTTGTGACAACTTTTCCAGGTCGTGTTCTTCCTTGTTCATAAAGCTCTCCCTGAGATTCATTATCTCTAAAAGTAGAAGTTACGAGTAAGTCTATACCCTGTTCGTGGCAAAGCGCAATAAAGCGCTCAACACGCTCTTTAGCTTGTGGAATCAAATCTTCAAGTTTGCGGCTGTTTATCATTTTTCGACTTCATGTCCATAATTTTTTCTAGGGTACGACCACCAAAATACGCACTCATTATCAACATTCCCCATTGACCAAGTAAGTTTACATACGATTCTTTAGCATCGTAGCCAAATGCAGACATCATGGCAAACAAGAAATAACCAGCAAAAATAGCTACCAATGACATTGGTCTTATGTTTTTAGATAGCCAGGAATCGCTAGCAAGATCAGCTTTCCAACGATCAGATATATTATTCTGCTCGTTCATATCGGCATTTAATTCTGCCAAACGACCCTCTTGTTGCATTTTTAATAATTCAGCTTGTGCCTTAGCCTTAGCTTCTGGATCTGGGATGAACTTGTCTAGGACTTTCATGCCCACATCAAATAGCGCCATTAACGGAATCATTTTTTACCACCCCACACAATGAAATAAGCTATATATCCCGCAACCAAAAAACACCAGAACTGCACCCATCTTACTTTTGACAGCTCGGCATCAAAGTAATCTTTGTCTGCCTTTTCTAACTTCTCAATCTCGATCTTAATCTGGATTAATTTATCCCATTCCTTAGTACCGTACTTCTTTATAAAATCTACCCTTAATTTGTACTCCTCATCCGATATTTGTTTACGGTGTTTGTACTCCTCAAGGGCTTTATATATCGCCCGTTCCTTCTTTAACTCTGTTTCTCTGCGCTCACGAATCTTTGCTTGCGCTCTTTGTCTTGCTACATCGACTGCTTCCTTCTGTACTTCTTCAATGTTCTTGCCAATCTCTCGACCAGCTTCACGACCAGTTTTGATCCCCTCGCTGATGCCTTTAGCGCCAGCGGATAACCCCAGTTCGTCTGCCATACATCATTGCAAGCCTTCACCTGGTGTGACATATACGGTTGCAGTTCCAGATGCTACGATTGCCGATACATAGAATACATAGCCACCTTCAGTAGTTGGTATGCGTGGTGCAGTAAAAACAACGGTTTGATTGTTGTGCAAAATAGTACCGTAATTAGGTGTTCCAGCGACAGGAATGGCAGCATTAGATGTGGATGTTGTACCGCAACGAATGAACACCTCGCCAGCCGTACCATTGTGGATACGGAGCTGATTGCATGGGGAATCGGCTGTTATAGCTACGGTGTTAGCAGATGTAGCTACATTTATTCGAACCGTTTTGCCCATCTCTTGAAATGGGATATTGTTCGCCATTAGATGATGTCCTTCCCACCAGCGTTGCCAGGCTTGGATGTTGGCGATTTTTTTGGATCTGTACCATCAAATTGAAATACAGACCGATACCCGCCATTGGGTAATTGACCTGATTTCCAGGCTACACCGCCACCAGTCGTATCAGATGGTACTTGTGGTCGGCAAGCATAAGTGTAGTCATAGCCTTTATTCGGTTTGGATGTTGGTGCTTTCATTGGTTTCTCTCTTTCTGGTGTTGAG